TACCACCTGAAATTCCTACAAGTGGACTAGACACAACATTCGTATACTCCATATAATATCTATTGAGATAAAAAAAATGTGTTGGAGACTAAATGCTTACATATATTTGGAGAGCCGAGAACCACCAGACGTTGAATACGACGACGTTTTTGCTCCGCCAATAGCCGACTCTACCGCTGAGGCTACTCCTTTGCTGATTGCTCCTTTGTTGCGTTTTAGCACATCGCCGAGAGCGGTCACGCCTTTCTTCATAAGATTACCGCCCGACATAGCTTCGACATCTTCATAATCGATTTTGGAAGTTCCTTTTTCTTTCGCTTCTAATACTTCTGATTTGGTGAGTAATCCACTCATCGTCGCACTCGAGCCCCTTTCAGTAATCATTACACCACCATAGTTCGCAAGAACACAAAGTTCAATATTGGCTAAGGCCGAGTTAGCAATACCTTCCATTGGTTCTGTAGTCACAATCGCTTGGAAACCAAATTGTCCAAGACTAGAACTCGAAAGCATATCGCTCAATCCTAAATCACGAACTGGATCGATGACGATAATACTTCCTAAAGAAGTGTGTTTCGTTCCGTTCCCAGTTCGAACCACGCCACGGAACTCATTCCAAGTTTGTTGAGAACCATTACGGCGAGACATTTGGTAAAGCGAATAAGCATCCATTTCAGATAGAAGTCCCGCTTTGTTGTTGAAAGTGATATTAACTTGAGAGATTGGGTAGCTGAGGTTATTTGACCAATATGCTTTTTGTGACCGATATTGAGGGCGTACCACAAGGTAAATCTTGTCAGGCACTTGACGCATAGAAATGACGTTCGTCATAGCCCCATTTACACCTACACCATCCGACGGAAGAGAAAGGGTTGTTTTGTAGGCTACAAATTCGTCATATGGAAGGATATTTTTAGCATTGAGTTTTGCGTATTGCGATGGATGTAGACTAATATACCGAGCCATTAGTCGAGCGTCATCTTTCAAGAAAAGAGTGGATGCTTGAGTTCCAAATTTAACTCCACTCGAGAAAGACATTACAAGTTCTTGGTTTACATTAAATACATTCTTAAAGTCATTGTATTGAAGCACAAGTTCGAGGTTGTTAATGCCTAAATAAGACGACTCTTCTTCTTTAAATTCAAGAGTTGGCATTCCTAATATGGGTTCATTCACATCAAGAGAGATTTCTACATAATAGGTTGTATCGACAGTCAAGTTAGTTCCTGAGGCAACCGCAACACCAGCACTTGTGTAGACAACGTAACTGATGCTAGAGTCGGCACGACCCGCGGTGTCGCTGTCTTTTTCGGCAGAATCAACACCAGCACCCCACGCCGAGGGTTTGTTCTCCGCCATAGCATCGACTGCTTTGGCGTAATATTTGTCTACCATAGACGGGGTAGTTTGGATGTGTTTGCTTAAAAATCGTTGATGGTATTGTTTCGTTATAACGTTGAGAATATCCGCCGATTGAACCGAGACTTTAGCATTGTTAAGGGTAAGAGACGCCGATTGAAGTGCTTGATTAAGGGGGAAAACTGCTGGTACAATTTGTAAAGTATCGACATTAAACGCTGTTGAACCTACAGTTAATTCCATAACACATTGGATCGTGCCTTGAACACGAATATTACGGTCTACAAGAGTGTTTTCGCTTGGGACATTGACATTGAAAAGGGTAGTGGACGAGCTATTCGAGTTAGTAGGGTAACCTTGAACCACACACGAAGCCGGGCCGTCTTTTACAGCAACTTGAACATCGCTGGTGATACGACTGATACGTGGATCTTGGACTAGAAAGGTAGAAAGTTCGCTAGACATTATATATTGTAGAAAGATAAAAAAAATAGCAATTAGCGATAAAACTTCTTCTAAAAGATTCAGTCTACATTAACTTTCTAAATACCAATTTTATACTAAATGTTCCACCCGACGATATAGTGATTGGGATTAGTGAGCCGTCTAATTTACTTCGGTAATACATTTCAATATTGATATTGGATAATTCGCTTTGGTTTCGCATATTAATCCATCGTGGGTAAGATGGTTCGTAAATGACCCCGGGGATAGGTGTTCCCGCTTTAAAATCTGAGAGTTCAAGTTCTACGATGTTGCTAGAACCGCTTATGGTTTCAGACCCGTTTTGAAAACTATGGTTTGCGGATGTGTTGCTACTTTGAACGGGTATCGTATTTGAGGTCACCACAATAGACTCTACTGGTGACCAAGTATCGAGAGTAGAGTAATCTTGAAGAACCGATATATAGTTGACCTTTACCGATGCTATAGTTCCGTCGGATTGTGGAGGAAAGACTTGGTTCTCGGCGACATTACCGAAGTCACTCATTTTTATTTTATAAGCATTTGCGGTCACCTTTGTGGTCATAGTCTCAAATGTAGTTAGTTCGTGTGTAAATGGTAGCGAATTGAAGAGTCTATAAAGCGGTTTATTTAAGTAAATATTGACTACATCGCTGGGGGTGTCATCGTTAAATGTCAATTCGGGAGCATTTAAAAACACTAAACCAGTATCTTTATCAAAAATGAAATAAGGCATATCTGTCCCTATATTCTTTGATTGACCAAACTCCAGTAGAGTTTTTTGAAGACCAATAAATGCTTGTTTCACCGCTTCGTTGACTAACACGAAAAAAAACTCATAGTTGTACAGATTGTAATACCCTGAACGATAATCAGCATATCCACCCTTGAACCTTGGAGGCGTTGTTCCGTTGGTTTTGTCTTGGGGTTCAAAGTAAATGTGAGCAGTAGAAGCGTAACCACCATATTCGAGGGTGATACTGTATATTGTTCGGTTACGAATGCTTTCATTCGTATCATCCTCGGAGTATTTTATCGTTGGAATAAACACTGGCAATGTCTTCAAATCCACTTTAAAGTTGGCAATGCTCATATCGTAGTTTTCACAATTGGTAATTAGCGGAGAAGTTCTGTCTTCATTGAAAACAAGGTGCGGTTCGTGGTTAAAGTCGCTGTTACTATCTATATTATTTATAAGACAATTCAGATACACGTATTCCCATCGTGACATTATATATATTATCCTATATAAAAAAATTAGACCAACATTGTTATAACTTCATCGAGTGGTCGTTTTACCTTTCGTTGTTGCTTCTTGATATAAGAGACAAATTGCTTGTTGTCCATAGTTTCTTTTAGAAAAGTAGCAACACGAAGGATACACCAACGTCCACACGTGTTGATGCCTTCCATTTCTTGTTGTAGTGCGGTTTTGTTATACATAAACTTGTCTGTTGGTTTTATACTTTTGATAATTTTTCCTAAATCCTCGGACCAGTTGTTGCCCAATTGTTTGTTCATATAATTTGGGATAAAGTCAAGTATTGATTTAGGGCTGTCGGAATAACTATCAAAATATTCGAATTTGTTATCGTTCCTAATTAAAGCAGTCCAATGACCTTGATTGTATTTGGATTCGGTCAATATAAAGCAAAAATCTATTCGATTTGGGAGTAAATCGTAAATATGTTGATATTTTTCAAGATTAGCGTATTTGACGATTTTACAATGTGGGAATGCTGACTCTAAATCAAAGTTGGTGACAAAGTAATTAATAGCGTCAACATATTGCGATTTCTTCAATGTGTTTTCTGTAAATTGTTTCATTATATATTATGAAAATAAAATATACGCCTAAATATATATGACTTCTGTGTATAGTTTGGATGGAAATAGCGTGTTTGAAGTCGCTAAACGTTTTGAGCGTTTAGCTATGAAAGAATTGAAAAAAACACCTGACGAGACAATAGCGAGAATCAAATCCGGTCAAGATACTGGTTCGTCTAAATGGTTGAGCGATTTCAACAATCTTTATGGTTTAGCAAATCAACTACAAGTAAAGACAACACTACAACAAGGGGATCAGTCGTTCTTGAAACAACAACTTGAGGCCGAATATACACAATACAAACTGGATAATGTTGATACTAAAGAAGCAGTTAAAAACCAACTATCTGTAAGTCTTGAGAAGGGGCTAACAGACTTGAAAAGTATAATGGAGGCAGAAGTGGAAGAGATAAATAAAGTACCCGACCTAATGGAACGACGTTTTCTAATTGAAATTGCTCTTGATGTATGGAGCAATAAGTTTGCTGGTGCAGTAAGAGGCAGTAAATATAAAGCAACACTGAAAGAAAACCTTGATTTTATCAAAAACCAACAAATGGCTCTAAAATTAGGGTCACCTGATGTTGCTCAACAAAATATCATATATAAGACACTAAGCCAATCAGACTCAACCATTGCGAATCTTCTTCAACAAATGACACCACTTACTGAATCATTATACAATACATTTAAAAGTAAACTATCACAATGGACGATTGAAATCGATAGTGAATTACAAGAAGCACTTAAAGGCGACGCTCAAACCATAAAAGAGAACTTCAGTGTATCGTCTGCTTCACCTGAAATATCTAAGTATGATGTCATATTCAAGCGACTCCAAAAGAAATATAGCGAATTAAACAACCTCATTCAGAATATGGGTTCAACCATCGATGACCGATCATCTATTAATTTAAACCCAAATGAACCATAGGGTTTCGCCCCCACACGACGGGTTTTAATATCCAACTATATATATGAAAGAATACAATAATGCGGTAGCCAGTATCGGCAAACTAATGTCTCTCGAATCCAAAGTGAATGTAGTAGGTTCAGCGTCTATCAAAAAATCAATCTATTATTCGGATTATGACTTATTTGAAAACGTTAGTGGTAAAAGCGATACAATGATTTATAACCATTTTAAGAGCGTATTTGAAGTGGTAAAGCGGTCAGACAATGTAGTCATTACAGACTTTAAATGTGGTGAAAAAAATGGTGTTTCGTTACGCTGGACGTATGAAGAAATCAAGAACAATAATAATCAAGGTGTGAGTTTTGCAGAAGCGTTACGACATAAGTCGATGATAAAAATGGACATTGTGGCTTTAGTATCGGGTCGATTTGTTGAGATTACAGAAGTATACAACATTTATTTAGATGGAGAACCAAATATGTCTATGACTCTAGAAGAAATCGTTGAAAATATTAAAAATGAATACGCCATGGAAGTTCGAGACGGAAATTATATGAAAGCATTAAAACGAATGTTTAGTTTGTTAAAACTTAAAAACGAAGAACCACAGAAACAAGAACTTTTGCTCGAATATTTTAACTCACCCAATGGTCTCATATACCGATGTAAGAGTGATTTAGAGACGATGTTGTTGGTGTTGGATAGTTCAAAGTTTAATTTAACAGAAATACGTGAAAGTCTACAACTTCTTAAAGAAACTATATCCGCTTTTCCAGTAGTGAACGATTTAGAAGAAATAAGTAAAAAGAAAAAGAAGAACGAAATGAAACCATTATTAAGGAGACAAATTAGAACGCTGAAAAAAAACATCAACGAACAAGCCAAACGATTCATTTCACAAAAAGGACTTTAAACTTGTTTGATGTATTGTAGTTGTTTTATCTCGTAAAATAGTTTCGGATTAGTTCTTTTTAAGTAATTCATTATTTTGGTTATTTCAATCATAGATATTGGATTATTTTAGTTAGGTTTATATTACTTTTCATAGAATCATATAAAAATTAAATCTAATCTTTATATAATGTTGAATTTCGAATCCGTTGGTAATCCTATTGCTAAAATTATCGATAAAAGGAATACAAAGAAGGAACAAATTGTTTATTTATCCGACCCGGAGCTGGATGGCGAAGTTCGAAACGGATATACCACAATTGATTTAGAACCACACCAATCATTTCAGCAAGTTGCAAGTAACAAAGAACGAGACATATTGTATATAACTGGTGCTAGTGGAAGCGGAAAATCGTATTATAGTGCCGAATACATAAAACAATACATAAAAAAGCATCCGAGAAATGAGGTTATGTTATTTTCGTCGGTTGGTGATGATGCGGTATTGGACAAAATAAAGAAAGTGAAGCGGTTTAAAATACACGATGATGACTTTGTTGGAGAACAATTTTCAATCGACGATTTTAAAGATAGTTTACTCATATTCGACGACGTTGATTGTATATCAAGCAAACCGATTTTAAAGAAAGTGTATGAAATA